AAGTATGCCGTCAAAATCTTTTGATATTAAAAATGTAATGAATAAACTTCTTACCAAACCAATCAAATATTATAAATAAATTATATACAGTATATATATATATATATGTCAGCTGGTTCAGGAGCGTCTAATTTAGGTTATAGTAATATTACTCCATTAAGCAATATTAATGGTAGTTATGTTAATGTTGACAATTCACAATATGCAGGAAGATTTGGTAGTAATGAAATTCCTGGAAGTCCACCCGGACCTCTTCCTGGTTTAGCCGGAGCCAAAAGTAACGTTGATGCAGCAGCAGGAGTTGTGCCTGGTATTTGTTTATTTAAGGGAGGAGCTAAAAAACTTAAAAGAAAAATAAAAAATATCACTAAACATTATAAGAGAATGAAGGCCGGAAGTAGAAAAATTAAACATTTAAGAACAATGCTTAGAAAAAAAGCTGCGTCTAGAACTCTATCTCGTAAATTATCAAGAGGACGTAGAAGAAATATTTCAAGAAGATTATCACGAAAATTAGCAGGTGGTCGCAGAAAACGCCAACTCGGTGGTTATGCTCAATATCAAAATAACATGCCATTCACACCTACCTATCAAGTTGCTGGAATTAATTTACCTTCCAGTCAATTAGCACTTGCGAATCCTCCACCAATTACACCTCTATCTAACTGTGTAAATTGTATTGATAATTATAATCACTACACGAAAATTGGTTTTCCATCAAAAGGTCATTAAACAAATTTTACACGATAAATATTTTTATATAATTTTGACTATATAAAAATTAAGATTTTTTCTTTTTGCTCCTAATACTAAAGAATGAGGTAAATAAAACGCATTAGACGTCATAATAAATTAATATCGTATTCTCTTTAATTAAATTATTTCCATATGGCCCAGAGTGATCTTCATTTGCTAAATCTATTTTTTTATTAATTCGTTTATTACAATTTTCTATATTCCATCTTCCCAAATGTATAACACGTGGTTTTACATTGAAAATTACTAGAAATTTATTTAAAAACTTATTTATATTAGTTGTCACTATCATTATCATACTTTATGTTATAATTATTAATATATTTATTTTAAATCAATTTTTTATGTAAATGCATTTTCTCCAAGAAATTCCCTACCCATAATCAAATTATGTATATTTTTTGTACCTTCATATGTATTTACTGCTTCTAAGTTTATTAAATGTCTAAAAATATTATAAGAATTAGATACTCCATTACCACCTAATATATCTCTACAAATTCTTGATACCACCAAAGCATTTTCACAATTCACTTTTTTAAGATAAGATATTAATCCAACATTGTCTTTTAAATCATCAAACGATTTAATACAATTTAATGAAGCAAATGAATTATTTAAAGAATTATTATATAACTGAATACAATTTACTAAATCGTTTTGAATAAGTTGAAAATTATTTAATTTTTTTGAAAATTGTTTTCTGTTTTCCGTATAATCAATTGTAGTATTAATTATATCTTCCATAGCACCAACAACTCCCCATGAAATACCATATCTTGCTTTATTAAGGCAATCGAAAGGGCCCTTTAGTCCTATCACATTTAATTTATTTTCTTTTGGAATTCTAACGTTATTAAAAAAAATTTGACCTGTAGGAGATGCTAATAAAGACATTTTGTCAACTAATGTAGGTGTTTGAATACCTTCTTTTCTTTCAGTAACAAGACCTATTATTTTTCCATTTTCATCTTTACACCAAATGATAAATATATCAGCAATAGGTGAATTAGTTATCCAAGTCTTACTTCCATTTACTATATAATAATCTCTATATTCGACTGCTTTTGTTGTAAGACTTGCTGGATCTGAACCTGAATCTGGTTCCGTTAGTCCAAAACAACCTATATGTTCTCCAGAATATAATTTATTTAAATATTTATTCTTTACGTTTTCACTACCAAATTTTTCTATTGGATTTATAACCAATGATGATTGAACTGAATATGCAGACCGCAAACTGGAATCAATCTTTTCAATATTATAGTTTATTAATCCATAGGTCAATGGAGAAATTTCATTATCTTTATGATTAAAAATTCCTAATTCACCCCAATCTCTATATAAATTTTTATAGGTTGAGATATTAAACTTAATCAAATCATTTGGATTTTTATACCTATTTTTCGTAATTTCAAAAACACTTTTACTAATCATATCTGTTGTATGGTCAACATTGTTAAATTGTTTAAATAGATTAATATAATTTCTTTTAGACATTTATAATATAATATAATTGTCTTTAAATATTATTTAATTTAAGATAACATACCTCGCTCATATATTTGTCCGTTTTTGTTACAGGTTCTGGTTCGTCATTATCGTCTTCTGGTTCAGAATCGTGTCCAATATTTTTATCAGTTGAACTATTGCTTTTGACTGATAACTCTTTTTTTGATTTTTTGGGTTTACACTCTTTAACTCCGCTAGGATTTGGAGTATAAATAGATGTCCATTTTGAATAATCAGTTGAATAATTTGTGCTAATCGTATAAATTATTTTATAATTTTCCTTCTTATAAAATGTTTTACGTTTTCTCCACTGATTTTTAAATAAATCATGACTGTCAACAATATCAACTACAATTGGACTACTATGTTTCTCTCTAAGTATACGCCCAACACTTTGTTCAATATCTGTTTTTGGAGTTGACATTATAAGAGTAGTCAGAGTTTTTATATCTAATGCCTCTGAAGCCATTGCATAAGTAGCTATTACTACCTTTTTTGATTCTGTTTCTTTAAGAGACTTTTCTTTCATTCCTCCTACATAATAACCCACTGTTGCTATATTTCTATTTTCAATCGCATCATGTAAATATTTCAGCAAATTCTTATTATGAGCTAATATCATTACTTGTTGATTTGGATTTTCTTTTAACATATCAGAGAGAACCTTTAAGATAAATTCACTTCTTCTATTATATTCACATAATTTAGAAATCATTGTACTATATTGTGGTTTTCCTCTATAATCTAACTTAACTTCGTTAAAATCATCATCATCTACATTATATTCAATTGCTCTAACAGTAACATCTCTCTCTTCATCTCTTTTACCTTTAAAAATAATATCACCTAAAAACATTTTGAATACAGATGTTGTTCCATCCTTTCTATTCATAGTAGCTGATAATCCAAGCATATATTTTGTCACTAATTTAAATAGTGCGTTTGAGAATACTTCACTCGATATATGATGCACTTCATCTATTATAGTTAGACCAAAACTATCAAATAATGAAGCTGGATATTCTTTCATTGATAAACTTTGTAACATTCCAATAACTATATCCTTATCATCTATATCTATAATTGGTCCTTGAATTTTACCTACTCTTGCACAAGGTAGGAATTGTCCAATTCTCTCTATCCATTGGTTCATTAAAAATTCTTTATGAACAATAATTAATGTTTTTTTCTTTAATCGTGAGATTATATTAAGTGCAAGACAAGTTTTTCCAAAAGCACATGGAAGCTCTAAAAGACCACCTCCAAAATGAACTCTATTAACATGATTTATATAAGTTTCAACAACGGGAATTTGGCCTGTACGTAATTCTCCATTAAATTCTAAATTTATATCTATTCCTTCAGTAATCTTATATTCTTTAGGTAGTCCATATTTTTCTATTCCATAATAATGAGGAACATAAAACTTGTTTGCTGATTCCCTATAAGCTGGAAATATTTTCATATCATTTACAGGTGCACCCATTGTAAATGGTTTTATCATTAAATCATTTCTTATTTGTTTTTGTTTTTCAATACTTAATTCGCTTTTAGGTATTGTGTATCCTTTTTGACCAAGATAGGTATTCATACTTTATATATTTAGAATATTGTTTTTATGTTGTTTAAATAACGTCTTTCAAAATAAAATCTATAAATATGATATATGGATAGTTTCACAGAACTTTTAAAAAAAGAGCACATGGGTGAATTTATTTTGGTGATCTTAATGATTATTTATTTAGTAATGGGATTTAAGACACCTGATATTGTTGCTAATTTAGTTGATAATATTATTGGTAAGGTTGTAATTATTTTAGTTGTTGTATATTTATTTATGAATACCAACCCTATTTTGGCAGTTGTTGCTGCTTTAGTTGCGTTTGATTTAATGCGTCGTTCAACCGAGACAACTGGTTTAGGCGCTCTTCAAGCATATGCTCCATCTGAACAAAAGAAGATGTCTCAGTTTAGTGCTTTCAATCAATTTCCTTATACTTTAGAACAAGAAGTTGTCTCTAAAATGGCCCCTATAGTTCGTTCTGGTTCTTCACTAACATCTGCTTCATACAAACCTTTACTTAACAATTTATACGATGCCGCAATTCTAAATAGATCTAATTAAATAAGAATATTTAATTTAAGAAAATTTTGGAAATTCTGGAATTTTTATTGCATCAGATGTTAAATAATTATAAAATGTACTTATTCCATAAAATACTACTAAAAATAGTATGCATCCTATAATTATCATAATAATTAATTTAAATACTGGACTTTCATAAATATTTGAAAAATCAACACTCGATGAATTCTTATCATATGTTACTGCGGTTTCCTCTTCTGAAGAACCAGTTGGTTGACACGATATATATAGCCCATCGCCTATTTGAACTCCTGAAATAGGACCTTTTGAGTTATAAAATAGTTTGTCTCCTGGCGTTGATAAAGCAAAAGGTTTAATTATTTTTTGTAATGTTTTTATTGTTGATGAACTAAGTGGAATTGCTTCGCTTGAACCAAAAACTATGTAGTCATTGCTTTTATTTGAATAAGCAAAAAATGGTTTTCTTGGAACAATATTTTGGAGACTAAAATTTGATATGTTTAAATTTGTTGAATTTCCTTCACTCGGTGCATTTGTTGCAACCTTATTTATTATATCTGTTAATATATTCGCTGCAGTTGATGATTCTGATGATGATGTAAATGGAATACATACATTTAGCTGATTACCACCTTTTATCGGAATATGTTCTATAATTATTTCACCAGGCATTGAAGAACCATTAAATACATGAATTGAAGGCGAAGTTATCATTATATTTGAAACTTGATACTTTTCGTTATTATAAAATACTGGAGGAATGCTTCTACTATCATATGTTAAACCTATCGCCACGCCATTATTTTTTGCGGTTGAATTACTTTCAGAATATTTAAATGCATAAGAACATTTTAAATCACATTTTCCAACAACATTTTGTGAAGATATATTTATATTTTTATTACTCATTAATATAAGTATATAAATAAAAATATTAATTTATTTATATAGAATGAAATTAACTAAAGGTAAAATATCAAAATTATACAACAAAAAGAGACAGAGTTTTAAGAAACCTAAAAGACGAAAGTTATCAAATAAAAGAAGAACATTTAGAAATAAGAAACATTTAAATTTAGCTAGAAAAACTTTAAAACGTAAGGGAGGTGGAGAACGTGATAATGTTATTACTCCAACTGAAGAATTACCAGTTACAACAACTCAGGAAAACATAGATACAACAACTGAAGAATTACCAGTTACAACAACTCAGGAAAACGTAGATACTCCAACTGAAGAAAATTTAATTACTCCAACTGAAGAAAATTTAATTACTCCAACTGAAGAAAATTTAATTACTCCAACTGAAGAAAATTTAAATACTCCAACTGAAGAAAATTTAAATACTCCAACTGAAGAAAATTTAATTACTCCAACTGAAGAAAATTTAATTACTCCAACTGAAGAAAATATGGTTACAACAACTGAAGATAATTTAATTACTCCAACTGAAGATAATTTAATTACTCCAACTGAAGATAATTTAATTACTCCAACTGAAGAAAATTTAATTACTCCAACTGAAGAAAATTTAATTACTCCAACTGAAGAAAATTTAATTACTCCAACTGAAGAAAATTTAAATACTCCAACTGAAGAAAATATGGTTACAACAACTGAAGAAAATTTAATTACTCCAACTGAAGAAAATTTAAATACTCCAACTGAAGAAAATTTAAATACTCCAACTGAAGAAAATTTAAATACTCCAACTGAAGAAAATATGGTTACAACAACTGAAGATAATTTAATTACTCCAACTGAAGAAAATTTAATTACTCCAACTGAAGAAAATTTAAATACTCCAACTGAAGTTCTACCTATTGATACCAACGAACAAAATATAAATAAACATCCAGATAAAGAACAACTAATACAATCATTATCCCAAGTTGTAGACTATATAACAGATACCGTTTCAGAAAAGGTAACAGAAAATATGGTATCATCTCAAGTTGGAGAGAAGCCTCAAGATGGATTTGATGCGGTTAATGAAGCAGTTGAAATAATGGCAAAAACAGGTGGTAGAAAATTTAAACGAACAAGACGATTTAGATTAATAAATAAAAATAGAACAAAAAAAATATAATTATGTTGTTTAATATATATATATATATATATATGTTAAACAAAATTGAACATCTCAGATTTTTTTTACATGCATTAAGAACCTCATTGATATTTATTTCAGGATTGTTATGTTATGAATTTTTAAAAATATTAGAAAGTGAATGGAATAAAGCTCAACCAAATAATGAAATAATTCATTTTTCTCAGAGAAAAATATATCATTTTACAATTATATTTATTATAGACTTATTAATACTTTATTTTATTGCACTATTATTTGGCGTTCAGTTGTGAATATTCTAAATAAACGGTAAATACTTAATTGTATCATTATCATATAAGGTAACTCTATATGGTTCATTAATACCTTCTACATAAACCGTATCTCCATTAAACAATTTATCACATCCATATTCATTTGTACAACTTTTACCATTTCTTGAAACAGGTAATCTCACGCTATTTTGTTGATCACTATTAGTATAATATTGCCACTTGTCTCTATTAGTAAATAATGGTCGACCCATTAATGGAATTATTTTTCCCTTAGAATTTGTAGCAGTCATTATTCCAAGTTGTCTATATTGAGTATCTACCGCACCAATATTAGTTGATATATTAATAGGAACAGCTCCTGGAGGAACACCTCTCCCTGTGGGAGGAAATCCAGGAATAAAATATCTTTCATCTCGAAGTGGTGGCGCATATGGGTTTAATAAAGGATCAGATGGTAAATTAGTGTATGGCCAACTTGGTATCCAACCATCAAACAATCCATTCCATCCTGAGTTCTCTCTAGTTGTATCCTTTATAACTATTTTTTCTGATAGTGAATTATTAACAACAACATTTTGCTTAATTGTGGTTGTATAAATCAAATAAATCAAAATAAAAACACAAATAACTATAAAAAACATTGAATAATTTTCAATACAAATTACACCTGGAGGACATTTTTTCATATTATATAATTATAATATTAAAATACTTATTTATTTTCATTGTTCAAGAGGAGCCGCTTGGCCAGTGAATTTTTTTGCTAAATCCATTAGTCCATTAAGTCCTTCTTTTCCATCACCCATTTTTCCCATCATTCCTTGTAAGTTTTTTACCATTGGAGCTATAGACTCTACCATAGGTTGCATACTTTCCATAGCTTTGGCTAATTGCATTTGTTGTTTCATTAAACCTTGAGTATCAGAAGTTAAACGTTGGACACCATCACTTCCTAAAATACCATTTAACTGGTCATACGCATCTTCAATAGTAGTCGCATAATCTATTTCATAACCTCTATTTTTTTTTCTTCCTGTTTCAAACCCTTGTTGTTCACCTCCTGTTGATTGAGCAGCATTATTTGTTGTATCATGATCAGGATTATCAATATTGTGCATTTGAAGACCTTGGCTTGATTTACTATCTTTATTTTTGTTCTCTTCTTTTCTAGGTGTATTTGTTTCAGATGTCGATGGTTCTGTTGATTCATTTATTTCTGTGTTATTAGATTTATTTGTAGTATTATTTTCCATACCTTCAATCATACCACCACTAAGTGCTAATAAATTCGTAATAATTAATGGAACACCTAAAACAATAGTCATATTTTTACTAAAGTATCTAACTAAGACAGCAAATACAACAAAATATAATACTATGTTAAAATTTCCAATTACCATATATCCAATAACATTAAATAAAGCTAAAAAAGCAACAATATTTAAAACCCACTTATTGGTTAAAAATTTACTTACTGATGCATTAAGTTTCATTATATATATATAATATTTAAAAAAATTGATTAAATATTATAATAATAAATCAATGAAATAATAATAATAGTATGGATACTTCTTCCGAAGAAGAAAGTGATAATGATTCATTGGATGAAATTTATGATGAATACAATAATTTTGTTTTTGAACCAGAAGAGCATAGCTTAACTAAATTTAATATTGTTCTCTGTGAAAAATATAATATATTACTTCATGGTCCAGCCAATAAAGAAATGAATAATCATTATTTAACATATACAAGATTTAAACAACTTAACATGGATATTATTAATGTATTTAAGGTTGTTTCAAATACATTACAGTTAGAAATTGCTGAATGTATTTATTTACCATCTGAACATTGTGTATCAATTATTAAAACAGTATGGATAAAAATAATCCAACGTAAATGGAAAAAAATTTATAAAGAGGGAAAATTATGTATTTCAAGAAGATGTAACCCGAATTCTCTTAAATATAGAGAAATTTATGGTAGATGGCCAAATAATTGTTTAAATTATCCTAGTTTAAAAGGTATGATGTCTAACTTATCAAAAACTTCTCTTATATGAACTTTTACTTGATTTTGGTGTTGATGAAATGATTCTACGCGTAGAGGTTGATTTATATGTAAAACCTCCTTTTTGCTTTCTATTTTTTTTAGTTCTACGACCACCAGAAACTTCTAATCCTCTTTCTGTATTTTTTATAGTTATTCCTCTAAGAATATTAGTAATTTGTTCTGGCGTTATAGCTTGATTTATTTGATCAATGACAATTTGATATTTATTTTCTGAATTTGGATTAGTTCTTCTTACTTGTGTAGCCTTTGCTAGTAATTGTCGCTTTAATACATTTAAAGGTATTTGAATAGGTTTTCCACTTGTCATATCAATAACAGTAATTGGCGTGTCTTCAGAATATTTACCGTTTGGTGCTGCATCTGCACGTTGACCTTGAATAGCATTACTTATATTTTGAAATGATTTTTCTATTTCATCTAATAATGTATTTACTTCTTGTTGTGTTGCTGCATTTGGAACACCATTAGAAATTCGTTCTAAATCATCAGTAGCATCATGAATAGCTTGAGTTGCTGCGATTATTTTTTGAGCTAATTTATCATTCTGGTCTTTTAATTGGTCAATTTGTTGTTGTAATGTTTGTGATACATTTTGAGATTGTCCTTGTGTATTTTCGTGTTCTTGATTTAATCTAGTTATCTCCTCATCTTTCTGTCTAATTTGTTGTTCAAAACCTTGAATTTTTCCTTCACATTCGTTTATTTTGGTAGTTAATTCTTCCTCTTTTTTTCGAGCTTGTTCTGTTAGTTCTTGAATTTGCTGAGCATGCTGGGCGGATTGGTCACCATTTCCTTGAAGTTCATTTCTTAAAGCATCTCTTTCAGCAGTTAAGTTATCCTTTTCATTAGTTAAAGCATCCTTTTGAGTAGTAACATCTCTTAATTGTTGTTCAAATTGGTCAATTTGTTGTTGTTTTTGATTGGCTACATCTGTCAATTGTTGTTTTTCAGCATTTAATTGTCTAATTGCTTCATCATGATTGGCTTGTAATTCTTGCATTTTAGCTTGTAATTCTTGAAGTTGTCTATCTTTATCACTAATATTTGCAGTGTCAGAATTAACTTGAACTTTTAATCTATCACATGTTTGTTTTAATGTAGATATCTGTTGTGCTAAATCTTTTAAACGATTGTTAATTTGTGTAAGGCTTTCTTTTATATTATTTGAGAATTGTTCTTTCATATCAATACTTGATTGAATTCCTCGTCTAATATCGGCAAGTCTTGTCATACTTGCTTCAAAATTAGTAATAAATTCTGGTTCTGACATATATATTAAACTAATATAAAATTTAATATATTGATTTAATGTGACTTATTTTTCTTTTTATTTAATATATTTTCAACATCTGTTGTATTATCAATAATAGAATCTAAATTTTCCTTAATTGATTTTACTTCATTCAAAATTTTAAATTGTTCTTCTTTTGCGTCTTCAATATTATGTTTTGTAAGTTTACCAGAGAGAGTTAAGTCCTTTATATATTCATCGAGAACTTTAAGTGCTCTAATTTGGTCTCTTTTTTGTTGTGCAATATAATCATAATATTTTGCGTAGTCGTTTTTGACAGCTTCTAAAAATATATTTTGTTTCGAAATAAATCTTAATTTTTTCTGTTTGTCAATTAACATTTTTTTCTTTGCGTCAATTAAATCTTGAATTTGAATAAATTGTTCATCTCTTTCCCTGATAGGAACAATAATTCTTGCTTCATAAGGAACAATAGCCATTCTTAAAATAAACAATTATTTTATTATTAATAAAACAATTATTTTATTATTAATAAAACAAATTTAAAATCTTTGATATATATAATTTAGGATGTCTAAAAATTCAAGTGAACTATTGCTAGCACCAGATGATAATCGTTTCGTTATGTTTCCAATCAAATGTGATGACATATGGAAAATGTATAAAAAACAAGTTGATTGTTTCTGGAGAGCCGAAGAAATTGATTTATCTAAAGATTTAACAAATTGGGAAAGCTTAAATGATGATGAAAGATATTTTATTTCAATGATTTTGGCATTTTTTGCGGCTAGTGATGGTATTGTTTTAGAAAATTTAGCGTCACGTTTTATGAATGAAGTTCAATTGGCTGAGGCTAGAGCGTTTTATGGATTTCAAATTGCGATGGAAAATATTCACTCGGAGACTTATAGTCTTTTAATCGAGACATATATTAAAGATAAAGAACAAAAACACAACCTCTTTAATGCTATTAGTAATTATCCTTGTATCAAAAAGAAATCTGATTGGGCTCAAAAGTGGATTCACGATAATAGAAGCAGTTTTGCTACTAGATTAGTTGCATTCGCATGTGTAGAAGGTATTTTCTTTAGTGGTTCATTTTGTAGCATATATTGGTTGAAGAAGCGCGGTTTAATGCCTGGACTTACATTTTCAAACGAGCTTATCTCGCGTGATGAGGCACTTCACTGTGAATTTGCTATTCTTCTATATAGTAAACTTCAAAAGAAGATTGATAAAGCTCGTATTCATGAGATTATAAAAGAAGCTGTTGAGATTGAAACTGAATTTATTTGTGAGGCTTTACCGTGTAAGTTAATTGGTATGAATTCAGTTTTAATGACACAATACATTAAGTTTGTTGCTGACAGATTAGCAGTTCAACTTGGTTATAAGAAAATTTATAATGTTAGCAATCCTTTTGAATTTATGAATTTAATTAGCTTGGAGGGAAAAACTAATTTCTTTGAACGTGTTGTGTCAGATTATGCATTAGCAAATAAATCTAACGCATCTGAAGCGTTTAATCTTACAGAAGATTTTTGAATAAAAATAAAATTGAATAAAAATAAATAAAAATAAATAAAAATAAATATTTAAAGAAACTTAGATATAATATAGTATAATGGATGAAAATCAAACGGATTTATATGAAATTATTATTTACAAACTTTGCTGTAAAGATCCACAAATAACTGATATTTATATTGGTCATACAAAAAATTTCACACAAAGAAAAAATTCTCATAAAACTAATTGTTATAATAAAAATAATATTATTAATTATAATCGCTACGTTTATAAATTCATTAGAGAAAATGGTGGTTGGGATAATTGGTCAATGATTGAAATTGAAAAATATAATTGTAAAAATAAGAGAGAAGCTGAATCTATTGAACATAATTGGATTTTAAAATTAGAGGCAAAACTTAATGTAAATAAACCATATGCAAAATGTAAGGAAGAACCACAAATTTATAAACAAGATTGGTACGAAGAAAATAAAGAAGAAATATTAGAAAAAGCAAAAGAAAATTATGAAGAAAATAAAGACAAGAAACTTGATTATCAAAAGCAATATGCTGAAGAACATAAAGAAGATATTGCTGAAAAGCAAAAAAAATATAGAGAGAAAAATAAAGAAAAATTAGTTGAGCAAAAGAAAATATATAGAGAGCAGCATAAAGATGAAGCCATAGAAAAACACAAAGCATGGCGTGAAGCAAATAAAGAAAAATTAAAAGAACAAAAATCACAAATAATTAATTGTGAATGTGGATATCAATATACATTTGGTAATAAACATAGACACTTACAATCAAAAAATCACATTGATTATCAAAATAAACTTTCCGGAATAATAACTGAACCAGAACAAAAAATAAATGAAGAAGAAAAAAATGAAGTTTTATGCCAAAAACAAAAAGAATATAGAGAGAAAAATTCTGAAAAAATAAAGGAATTTAAAAAAAATTATAACGAAACAAACAAAGAACACATTAAAGAACAAACTCATAAATATTATGAAGAACATAAAGAAGAAATAAAGGCAAAGGTAAAGGAGTACAAAGAAAATAATGAGGAAAAAATTAAAAATTATAAGGAAGATTGGTATCAAAAAAATAAAGAAAAAATATTACAAAAACAAAAAGAAACTTTTACGTGTGAATGTGGTTCAGAAGTTAGATGTTCTGGTAAAGCAGAACATTTTAGAAGCAATAAACATATAGATTTTAACGAACAAAATAAATAATAAAACTAATATTATTTTTATTATTTAATCTTTTTAAATAAGAGCTACTTTGGATATATTTCTTATTATTTTATCTTCTTTTTCTGCATCATTATCTCCAGCATCACCTAAAGCTTCCATATAAGTATTTGAATTATTTACACCTTTTCTCATTTCAAACGCCCATTTTGAAATGATATTTATAAATAATTCTTCTTAATTTTCCGTGTTTTATTTTTCGCTACATATTTTTCTGGTCTTTCATAAGCACCCTTAAAAATATTTCTATATTTTTCTTTAGGTATTTTGCTTATTACATTTTCAATATTCTCCTTTAATTTTATATGAGTTAAACCATCTAATTTTTGTAATCGTGATTTCAACATACTAAAATAATTTTCTATAGAATTGGTAAAATGTTGATATGGAACAGCATATAATATATTGTTATGTTTATTAACTAATTCTTTTATTCTTTCGTTTCTATGACTACTCGCATTATCTAATATAATTAATTTATTTCTTAATTTACTTGTAATATTTTTTTTCTAAAAATTCAATTAACCTATCTGTATTTATTCCACCTTTTTCATATAAATCCCATTCTATCACGCCATCAACTGAAATAGCAAATATTCCTGTATATTTTTTGAATACTTCTTGTGATTGTGTTTTTATTACACATCGTTTTCCCTTTTCACTATAACAATGATGTCTTTTTTGTAAAGATTTTATACTTGTTTCATCAATACAAATAATATCTTCTATTTTATACTTCTTTATTTCTTCATAAAATTTCTTTATATTTGCATTTATATCAATATCCTTACCAAATCGTTTAACTGGTTCGTGTCGTATTCTTGTAATTTTTAATGTAATATTATTATCTTTTATAATTCGGTTAATGTGCGATTTATTCAAATCTACATCAGGGTATTTATTTTTCAATAAATATAATAAATCTTCAATAGTAATAGTTTTATTTTTCTTTAATTCTTGTAATAAGAAATTAACATATTCTTTCTTTACCTTATATGCTACTGGTTTCCTATAATGAATATCAACATTACCATCTTTTTTATATCTTTCAACCCATCGCATTAGACTTCTACGAGAACATTTAAATATTTTACATACTTCTTCTTGTGTTTTATCTTCAACTAAATAATATTGCACCGCAGTTAATTTATAATCATAGCTTTTACGAGACATTATTTATATTATTATAATATTAAAATTTATATAAATAGGCACATATTTTTAAGGCATTTTTTATTTTATAAATAAAATTGATTTAAAGATTTGCCTTTATTATATATATATATATAAATGATACAAATGACATATCTACAAGATAAAATAAATACATTTTTCAAAAAAAGAAATGAAATATTTAAAAAACCGCTTGAAAAAATTATAAATATTATGTTAAATAAGTGTAAATATATAAATGGAGAAAGTTTAGAGAGACATAATTGGGGAAATAATCCAATTAAATTAAAACATATACCAAAAAACATTAATTTACCTTCATTTGAAGAAGATTTATTAAATTCACTAAATTTAGAAGATAATGAAAAATCAATAGTAGAATTATTATGGGGAGACATACAGCTTGGAAAAAGAGTTCAAGCATGTATAATTATGTGGATTTCGGTTCATATACTAAAAAGACCAGTTTTATACATTTTTAGAAATTTAACAATAGACCAAAAACAATTACAAGATGATATAGTTGGAACAGAAAATTACAATTTTAATATTCAATTTATAAAAACATTATTTCAAGAATTTAATAATGAACTTCAAGAATATTTTGAGGAAACAAATGTTGAATATTGGAAAGATTATAAACTTCCAGAACTAAAAGATATAAATAGTAATGATATTATTAATAAATTAAGTAATAAAGAAGCAATCAATTCTAATGATATATTTTGTTGTTTAATGAACCATACTCAGTTAGCAAAACTAAATACGAAATTTAGTGAGTATATATATTATAATGATGAACTTGTTAATATAACTACATTAGTTGATGAAAGTGATTTAATGAGCCCTACATCTTCAAATGATAGAAGTAATGATAATGATAAAAAGGATTCTACCGCATGTGAAATATTGCTTGCCAAAATATATAAAAAAGTAAAATATGCACTACATATTACAGGCACGGCACACTCATTGTTATATAATATAACAACCAGATTAAGCGACCATACTGATATACAAATTAAAATATCAAAGGTTCATAAAATGAAAAGGTCAAATGATTATTTTGGATTATTTAATGGGTCTATAAATTTTAACACTACACTTGTTGAATCATGGTGGGATTATCAAGATATAGAAAATCACAAAAAAAAAACATGTTATGATATTGTTGAAGATTATAATATAAATATAAAAAAAATAATAGAAGAAATACTAAAAAGACCTACAAGTAAATATAATTCGTTATTGATAAGTGAAGAAAAAATAAGAGCTAATCAATTTTGTTTAGTAGATAAAATAATTAAAGATTATCCCAATCTATTTATCATAATATATCATGGAAATTGTTTAAGATTATATGTTTCAAAAATTTATGAAAAAGAAATTAAATGTTGGTCTAAATGGGACTCAAAACAATCATCAACAAGTCAAAGATTATGGCAATTAGGAGGAGTATATGGTTCATCTATAGATACTGAAAAATCTGAAAAACTACCTAATAATTATTGCTATTTCAATATAAATACAAAAATATTAAATATAAAATTTGTTTATAAATTATTAAGAATTTTATTTGAAAAAAGTGATACCCCAATTTTATGTAAAACAATTATAACAATAACAGGTAAATATGGAGAAAGGGGATATTCTTTTACAAGCGACGATTATGATAATTATTCACTACATTTAACAGACCAGTATTTTGTGTCTCACGCATCATTAAATTGCACTGATATTTCACAACGATTACGATTACAAGGAAAATATAATGATTTAGACCTTAAAAATGGAAGTATGAAACTTACTTTATGGACTACTCCTGAATTACAAGATATAATACATAATTTTTATGTAAAATTTATAAAAGAAATAGAAAAATTTGTTATGGGTTGTGAGAATTGGGAAGAAATTAAAGAACTATTGGAAAGTATTATAGATAATGGTGATTTTAAGTTTGGTAAATATATGAAATATATTGATGTATCAAAGAAACGAAAAAATTTAAAACCAATTAAACATTATGACAGCAAAAATAATGGTTATAAATTAATTATTATTGACGATATGAATGATACAGAAATAGATGAATGGTGTAAAGAAACTAAATTACCTGATTATATTTGTATTAATACAATAGAAGAAATGGATATTAGTGAATTTATTGATAAATATGGCATATCTACAATTGAAACACAAGAGTATAAATTAGAAAATGAATTATCAATTGAGTTTGTAAATTATTGTATAAAACAAGCAGAACAACAATTTAAATTAAAATTAAACCCAATTAAACCTGATTGGTTTAAAGATAGAAAAGAAAAAATTAATAATTACTATTGTGAAAGTATTAATGGTAGTAAGGTTCCAATTAAAATAAGTGAGTTAAAAAACAATCTAATTCGTTTTAGAAATGAAGATGGTATAAATGTTATTCAACGCGATGGAAATAGACGAGTTAATATAGCATATGATGATGATAATAACGCATATATATGTATTTCAGTTAGGAATAAAAATCATAAATCTTTACCAAAACTAACAAATGACTATATTAAAAAAACTCCGTATATTGTTGATGGTGATAAAGTAAAATATTCTATTATTAAAGAAGAATACAAACATCAAAATACTCACGGATATACAAATGAAGATGGAGATGATTTTATAGAAGATGACAATAAGTTTCTAGAAAAATATTATTGGAAAACTCATGATGGTTGGTTGTATTTGTATGATAAAGATAAACCAGAAATTATTTCGTTAGATATAGTAACTCCTCTACCTGTTAAAAATGTTATACAATCAAATATTTCAACAGAACCATTAATTAATAGTGATATATTGCTATTTGCAAATTCGTGTTGTAAAAAAACGGATAAACTAAATTTACGATTTGGATTAAAAGATATATTCAAAATATATGAAACTTGGTGTAAAATAAATGGAAAAAAATGTTTGAAAACACAGAAAAAATTTAAGGAGGAGTTTGAAAAAATAAATTATAAAGAAGAAAACAGCAAAGGTATTGATGTAAATAATAAACCAGGCAAACGAGGTTATAATATTATGGTTTCATTATAATTTGACTTAAAAGTAATTTACAAATATTAATAATATGAAAGATTATATTGTTAATTCTTTTATTTTACATGATAATAATACACTAATAGATATATATAAATATATAAAGTTTCGGAATGATAATTCGGTTGAAATAAATGATATAAAAACAGAATTAACTAAATTAATTAAAAATAATCTTATTTTTTTTCATAACAATAATTATAAATTATCAAATGAAGGTAATGTAATATTGAACGACCATAAGTATTATTATTCAAAAATTATAATTAATTTTTATAAAAAATACAATAAAAATCACCGAAAATACGAATTAAGAGAGATTAGACAAGAACAAAAACAATTAAGAAATTATTTAATTTCTAATAAAAAACAAATGTGTATAATTTGTGAAAAAAAATTACCATTATGTTTATTAGAAACAGCACATCTAAAACCAAGATGTATATTAAATAATAATGAAAAAAATGACAAAAATATTGTTGAATTTATGTGTAGATATTGCCACAATCTATATGATAATGGATTTTTAGCTGTTTATAACGGATTATTACAAGTTTCAACATTTATAAATCAATATGATTTACATTATAACAATAACAAAAAAATACATTATTACAATTTACAAAATGAAATATATTTTATTTTTCATTATAATTATATCTATAAAATGGGCGTTTGAAATGAGAAAAGGTGTAAAACAACTTAAATAAATTAAGGATTAATTCTTAGCCTTCGGGTGCGTAGCTCTAGAAATGTTTTTAATTATTTTATTTTCTTTTTCTTTATAATTCTCTCCATCACCTCCAAGAGCTTCAATAACAGTTTTACTATAATGGTCTGAACGTTTTGACTGAGGGTCATTGTAATCAGGGTATTTTTCTTTATAAGATGTCATCAATCTCTCATTCTTATAAGCAACCTTTTTAATCATTTTCCTTATACGATTAAAGTCTTCTTCTTCTTTTTGCCATTGATTTTCATCCTTCACATAAAATGTTTCTCTCTTTTGGTCTGTACAATGAATAGGTCTTATAGTCTCATCAAGTGCATTGAGCTTCTTAACAATGATATTAGAAATACCTTGTATATAACCTACCTCACCTACATCCATAAAATCGGATAGCTGTAATTTAATAGAGTCAACAAAATCAGTAATATTCATTGCATTTTTGCAGGTCTCATTTAAGAAGAAGTTTAGATTAAATGCCTTGTTATGAGAATTGGTATTAGTAGTATTATTATTATTAGTTGTATTATGAGTGCCATTTTTGACAATCTCAATAAGCTCTGCGTTTTGTTTAAGTAAAGTAATAATTAATTCATCCTTATCAAATATACTTGTTTGAGTTTCTATTTTATTATTCATATTTTTGGTATCATTATTGTAGTCAGCATTTGTTTGTATATTTAACTCACATTTTTGTTCGTGATACCATAAGCTATTTCTAGCTTTATAATATTTATTACAGAATTCACAGCTAAAAATTTTTGGGATTTTTGGGATTTTTGGGATTTTTTGTTCTAAAATTGTTCTATTTAAATGTTTAGCTGTTAATAAATGTTTATTATAATCTTTACAACTACTTGTATTATAATTACAATTTTCGCAAAAATAAGTTTTAGGGATTTCCAATTTAGGGATTTCCAATAATTGTTCTATTGTTTTAATATGCTTAATACAATTCATATGCTCATTATATTGTTTAGGACCTTTACATTGTAAATTACATATATTACAGAAATAATTTTTTATATCAACATAAGGTGGACAGCTATTTAAACATGCTTTCAGCTCATTATAATGT